ATCAATAAGTTAGCACTACCCATAGACCATAAAATGCTAGCTAATTATAGGAATAATTATCTTCCTGTATCCGAACTAGGTTCTGGAGTGTATGGGCAAATGATGGATAAGTACTGGTTAGATGGTAAGCATACATTGTTTGACTTGGCACAAGCTGGAACGTACATCACTACTCATAGGGATAAAATAAAGAAAGCAGACTTCGATAACAATTCCAAGATTGTTGATAGTTGCATTGCTTTTGCAAATGACATAATAAATCCTAAAATAGTAGTAGATGAGAATCAATACATATTAGACCTAGATTCATCTAACTAGTACCTACCTACTCATAGCTTGGGTTATCACTGTATAGCCCAAGCTACCCACCTTAAAATCCAATCCTGCACCGCTCCGATAAAATAAATAATGCGACGTTCTTTTTTTTTGCGACGTATGAATCTGGATAGCTTTAGCTATACCATAGTTTTATTTAATCTTTTATAATAGAGTATAGATTTATCTATACCATAGTTTTATTTAATGTTTTATAATAACGTATAGATTTATCTATACCTTACTCTTTTTTGTTTTTTTCAACCCAAGAAACCTAATCTCAAAATGGTTAAGGGGGGGTATCCCTAGTAAATAAAGAGAGACACACATACTGATATATTTTTTTTAAAATTTTCTGGAGTTTACTAGGATCTACAGCGGGGCGGATACTACAATATATAACTGCGGATACTATTATTACTATAATACTATACTACTATATACTATTATACTATAATTACTATATTACTATATATATAATATATATATAATATATACTATATATACTATTATACTATAATTACTATATTACTACTGTAAATCCAACCGGACTAAAAAGGGGGGATAGATAATATTATTATATTTAGTGGTTAATTGTCAAGTCTTTATTAAATTAAAATATGAATAGAGAACGTACAATGTTTGAAAAGGCTCTAATGGGGGACTATGAGGTTGATGATATCTATAGTAACCTAAGAAGGTGCAGAGAGATCTCCGGTCAGTTAAATGTTCTAGATATTATAGACCCCACATCTAGAAATGTTGGTTTAATAGCTGAGTTGGTTTTCAGGGTAAACAACATGCCTGAGTTAGAATTAATAGAATTAGAAGAATTTAACTTAAGTCAGCCAAACTAAGTTGGCTTTAGAGCGAACAATCAAAGGTAAGGTGCACTTTGCTTATGAAAGCAAGGCAGAATTTAGAGTAGCTCATCCCAAAGTGAATATTGTAGCGAACTGGCGAGAAGCCAATGAGGGCGAGTGGTGTCACTCTGATGATGGTAAGATCGTTCAGGTACTAAAGAAAGGATATATGAAAAGCAATAACGTACAAGATGGCTATATAAGAACAATCATTGGTATGTTTAATATGAAGACTAGCACAAAGTTACATGGTACGATAAATGATTCTATTTATCGCTTTATTAAGAAGAACAGCTATGATTCTAGGGTAAAGGGCAATATGACAAGAGAGAAGAAGTGCTTTTCTAAATACATTGCAATGGGGTTAGATCCTGAAAGTGCTTATATGAAAGCATATCCCTATACAACCAATACCGATGATGCAAAACGTAAATCAACATTATTACTTAGAAGCAAAACAGTGAGGAATCAAGTGGATAAAGAAATTGAAGAGTTAATGTCAGAGGTGGGTATTACTAAAAGATACCTATTAGAGAGTACAAAGAATGTTGTAGACCGGGAAGATGTCAGAGACAACGACAAATTAAGAGCTTTAGAGACCTTGATGAAGATATCTGGTTTATTAAATACAGATAAGAAGTCAGAGTCCATTGCACTGATACAGGAGTTCACTGGCTTTAGTAAAGAGAAACTACTGGCATTTGAGCAGGGACTGCTAACAGAGAAGAAAAAGGAATTAAGTAATGGTACTACAAGCAATAACGGTTAAGGACACCTATTGGGATACACAGGTTAGCCCTAATTTGAGCTATACGACAGCTAAAACAGTAGTTTGGGGTAATAGTCGATATAACATAAGGCTAAAGCATAACAAAGTGGTTTAAAGCGGATATGCCACCTAAAAATACATTACTAGGTATGACAACCGCTGAGCCTGTTTCTACGGGGGTTCACAGTAATATTAATAATTTACTGGCACAGTCTGATAAAACACACTTATGGCAAAAAGCATTAGGTGAGATAGAGAAGGGTATGTCTAACTATAAACATCCAGATCCTATAACGGGTACTGTTCCAGATGTAGCTCTATCACCCTTGCTGGCTGCTAAGAGTATTCCTAATTTATTAAAAATGATAAGAAAGATAAATTTAAAAAATCCCTTATATCATCATACGAGAAGGAGTGATGCAAGAAGAATATTAGAAGATAATTTAATAGAAGCAAGAGGTGCGTTTCCAACTCCTATACTATCAATGAAGAAGTTAAAAGAAAGTGTAAGAAAACCAGTTTTAGGAGTATCGGTTACTAGAGATCCTTTATTTTTACAAAGACCCCATAGTCATATTGGTACTGATGTTAGATTTATTATGGATAGAGATGAGTTAATCAGGAAAGGTTATAAGTTAAAACCATTTGCTGAAAAGGGTTTTCCAAAAGTTAATAGAACTTGGAATACCAAAGAATATATAAGAATGAATCCTAGGTTTGAATTTGAAGAAAGAATTAGAGGGAATATACCTACTAAAGATATTAAATTAATTGATCTTATAAGAATGCCTAGTGCAGCTACTATGAATACAGAGTTTCATTCTAAAGCATCAACAGTTGAACTGTTAAACGCATTAGCTAAAAGTAATATTCCAATTATAAGACCTTCAAAAACAACAATGGATTTAAATAGGTTAAAAAATGTTCTACACGATAAAGGATTTCCTAGGACATACAGTTACCCTGATAATACTTTAATTAAACCGGAATCAATAATAAGAAGCATAGATAAAGTATTAAAATCTACAACTTATTGATAATTATAAATTATGCCTATACCATTTAAAAAAGATTTTAATATAACTCCCCCTCCTTCAGAGATGGAGAAAAGAGATCAGGTGCTTGAAAAAGCTTATAATAGTCTTATTTACTTTGGTCGAGCATTCTTACCCAACGACTTCTTAAAGAAATCAGCTACTCCTGAGTTTCATTTTGAGGTAGCGGACAAACTGATCTCCTCCAAACCCGGAAGTAGGAGTTGTATCATTATGCCTAGGGGGTTTGGTAAGTCCATTCTATCGAAAGCGGCTATTATGCATAAGCTTTGCTTTGCCCGGGATGATGAACAGCACTTCATTGCGTGGGTATCAGAAGAACAAAGTCAGTCTATTGACCATTTAAAGTATCTTCGTACTCATTTTGAAACAAATAAAAGACTACGTTACTACTTTGGAGAGTTAGACGGCAGTGCAGCGGGAAAGCGGTGGACAGAGAAAGATATTGTAACTCCAAAAGGAGACCGAGTTATTGCGAAAGGTACATCACAGCGACTTCGAGGTCGGGCAGAGGTAGATGTTCGTTATACAGGTATCATTCTAGATGACTTTGAATCAGAATTAAATACAAAAACCCCAGAACGTAGAGCGGATATTAAGAAATGGATCGTATCTACGGTATATCCAGCACTGGAAGAGACCCCGGGTAGGGAAGGTTGGATCTGGTTAGCAGGTACAATAGTACATTTTGATAGTTTTTTACAGGCGGTGTTAGATGGTAATAAGAAAGCTCAGAAAGAAGGTAGGGGCTATCCTTGGGCAGTAACCTTTAAACGAGCAATAGAAGATGGTAAGTCGATTTGGAAAGACCAATTCTCCCTTAAAAAGCTTGCAGCCAAGAAACGAGAGTTCATTGAAGCAGGTTTGGTTAATAAGTTTGCACAGGAGTATATGAATGATGCAAGAGACATTACTAATGCTGCTTTTAAAATAGATCGGATACAGTACTACAGCGGCAGTATCGAGTGTCGGAATCGTTTTAACTACCTTATTGATGGTGAAGATGCTATTCCTGTGAATATCTATATGGGTGTTGACCTTGCTGCCACAGCTTCAGAGACATCAGACTTTCAAGTTATACTGGTCATGGCTATCGATTCGGCTAAAAACCGCTATGTATTAGAATACTTCAGGGAAAGAATCCCCACATTTGATGTACCTAAAGAAATTATAAGGTTAGCAAATAAATACAGTCCAGTTCGTAGAGTGACGATTGAAACTGTAGCGGCACAAGAAATGGTACGAGATATGGTAACGAGACTATCTGCTACCGAAAAAAGACTAATGCCCGGACTATTCAAAGGGGTAAAGCCGCCATCTAGGATAAAAAAGCAAGATAGACTTGAGACAAGCCTTGGTGTAATCGTTAATTCTAAAAAGCTATACATCCAAAGGGAAATGACAGAATTAGTAGATGAGTTCTTTGAACACCCAAAACCACGTAATGATGATATTATGGATGCGTTGTATTATGCGGATTACTTTGCCAAAGCCCCAAAAAGTACAAGGACTAGGCGGGATTCATTATCTGATGGCGAGGGGACAACTATAAAAAAAATAAGGAACAAAGCTTATAATTGGATGACTGGATCAAGGTCATAAAAAATATTTATTTGTATTTTGTTTTTGTAAAGTGTATATTTAAATTTAAATCCATATGCCAAGGTATTCTAAAAGATCTAAAGAGCGACTTGCAAGCTGTGACCAACGACTGCAAGACCTATTCAACGAAGTAATCAAGCATATAGATTGTTCCATCCTTGAGGGGAACAGGAGCAAAGAAAGGCAAAATAAATTATATGATGAAGGAAAAACTAAGGTACGTTATCCTAATGGTCGTCACAATTCTAACCCTTCTAAAGCCTGTGATGTTACTCCCTACCCTGTGGATTGGAAAGACAGGGAAAGACAGACCCTCTTTGCAGGTTTTGTTCTTGGGATGGCTCGCAGTATGGGGATTTCTATAAGGTGGGGCGGGGACTGGAATATGGATTTTCAAGTAATGGACAATCGTTTCGATGATTTTCCCCATTTTGAGGTGAGAGACTAATGGCTACTACAGATAATCCTATCGACTTAGCCAGAAGAATCCCTAGTGGTTCATATATATTAAATAAGGAAGCTACTGATATGTTTCCTAACATGAAAAACATAGCTAGTAAGTTTACAGCTACAAAAAGCGAAGTGCTAAATGGTCAGAATGCTATGCTTACAGACGGAGAGACTTATATACCACCAAGCGGAGTTAAAGAAATAGGAGTAGAAATGTTAGATTTTATGAATAATAAGCCAGAAGAAGGTGGTGGTCATTCAGCGATTGATAGACTGATCCAAATGGCGACACTACAAAACATGAAATCAATGGATCATGGCGGTGAAGTAACTACTGACTACGCTAGTGATATGCAGGGTTATGAAAATGGTGGATTTATGTCTCCAGATGCTACTTCAGAAGGTATGATGAATATGTTATATCAGCAAAGTTTACCTCAAGCAGTTGATCATGGTTCTTTACAAGATCAGGATAGGATAGATAGGCAGAATCAAGAGATGATGGATATGGTTACTGGCTCAGCAGGAGCAGTAGGTAGTATAGCAAAAAATTTTGGAAAAGGATTAGATATTGAGAAGATAAAAAAGATGTTGAAAAGATTACCTAAAAAAGAAACTAAAGAACCAAGGAAACTATGGAGAACTCAAAAAGAAAGGGAAGCACTTATTAGTAAGGCTGGTTACGATGAGTTAATGGAACAATTACGAGTTGAAAAACTGACTTCTAAACAACACGGTGGTTTAGCCGGCTATGAAAATGGTGGAAAAGTAGACCCAAGTTTAACTGCTGAAGATTTAGCTTTTATGAATATGTCTGAAGATGTTTCTGGTGTTAAAAGTTATTTAAATCCTAATGTTGTATTTGGGGAAAATTAT